TTCAGAGCTTACATTTTTCATGCCTGCAAAGACATACTGCACGAACTCCATAAGGACCTTGATGTCTACATTATCAAGAAGCCAGTCGCGGGTAATTTTCGTGCTTGACCGCTTGCATACAAGTTCAACAACTTCGAGAATAGCATCAATCATACCAGGGTCAAAGCTGTCCTGTCCCATAGATTCCAGGGATTGAACGCTGTATTTTTTTGTGTAACTGATGAACTTCAGGGCAGCTCTCGCAGGAACGATTGTGACATCTATTTCCTCACCACCAATCCGAGCAATGCGTTTAGGAGGGGAGAGAATATCGAAATCTTTTAATAAGTCACTCATGCACTAACCCCTTGCTCATCGTAGATCTCAAAGAGTTGATCGCCTGCAGTTCTTGTTGTATCACAAACACCCTTAAGTTCTATTGTAGGTTTGAGAGGTTCGTCTCCGTCATCTGCAGGAAGAGCTAGAGTTATTCCACCCTGGGTTCTAGCAGCATATACTGTTATTCTGAATACCTTACCTGCGGAATTCGTGTTTGTTAGTCTAACAACCCTAGCTGAAATTTCATTTTTTCCACCTGAAGAAAGGGTTGTAGATTTGTTTGGAGTGTATGAATAGGAAACTTTGACTTCTTCTCCATCGGTAATCACTGTTGAATTTGCAATCCTCGCAATGCAGGTATAGCCCGCCTCGTCTACTGCGACTACATAATCGGTATTTCTAGCAGCAGTTGCTGCGGTTGAATCTTTGACAACGATGGTTGAAACTTCTGCTCCGTTGCCGTTTTTGTGGTCAAGTCTTACAAAATTTGTACCTGTGAGAACATGGCTTTCGCTAGTGACCGGCGTTGAAGAGCCTGTTACACTTGCAATGGAGTCTAACCCGCCTCTAATCAGGTTCAAATTAGCAAGATTTACTTCCCACATGTCAAATTTGACTGTAGCAGTATGGTCCTTTACTCCGACAACGATTTCAGGAGCGTTATCCGGTTTCAGTACGATTGGTTCGTATTCTTCGGTGAATTCGACTGACGTGGCGAGTCCTAAGTTTACAAGACTGCCAACAGTTTCACCGACTTCTATTTTTGCCGAACCGAATCGGATAGTATCTTTGTTCTGTGCGCTAGTTTGGTATGATACCATAGTTATTCCTCAGTGTCTATATATTATTTTAAAGTCATACGGAATATGGAAAAGCCCCGTTTCATCCGGAGGCAGATCATACGGAGAAATTGGAAAAATGCCTTCGATATTGATACCGGAAACTGTACCCGAATATCCATCCAGAGCGGCTTCTACTGCATTTTTCAGGTTCTTGCATTGCGTGAAATCTTCAGCCCAGCAGTCCACCTGAAGCCTGGCTGATCTCGCCACTCTTGCGTAATTGTCTGAAGGAAAAGAGTAAGAGATTGCAGGAAATGTGCATGAAAGGGGAAGCTGGAGCGGATATATACGAGTACCTACAAGCCCGGAAACTGTAGAATTCGCGAGAAGTACCGCCCGGACTGCCTCATCTATCAAGCTCATCTATACCTCGCAAGCCGGGAAGTTATTTTATTTTCTATTGTCGAAACGATTTCCTTTTCGCGTGTGTCCAGAGCCCATCTCATGTATGAGTGAGGACCGGGGTATTTCCCGCCTACCCGGAATTCTTCAATCATCGCATAAGGGACGTTAGATCCTACTTGAACCTCTACACGGCTTGGATTTTTGATTACACGAAGCTCGTCTATAGAGTTTTTGAGCCTACCTGTTATTACGTGAACATGCCCTTTTGCGGCTATTTTTACGACTTCCCCGCCGTCCCTAGTGGACTGAGTAACAACGTCCATAATATCTTTTTCAATTAGTTTGAAGGTTTTTTTAAGCTCCTCGACTCCATCTATTTTGACAGTGAATTTAACCACGTTTTTTCACCGCCTTCAAAAAAGCTTCTTTGTGGTCAACTATTCCAGAAAACGGAATTTCAGGAGCGTCTACTTTCTGAACTTCATAAGTGCCTGCGTAATTAGTTT